TTATTTACTGTACAATTTATATTGCTGAGCCTTTTTATAGTCGTAATCCGTAGTATGTAATCCCTCCGGCAGATTCAGAATTTCCGCGCTTTCTTTGTCAAGATAACCCATATTTTTCCACTTATTAAGAGCGTTTTCTATACGGTCCTGCTGCCTTTTGTATGCAAGTTCTTCATCGTATGCAAGTCTTTCTGCCTCATACTCTCTGTCCTTGTTATACCGGTCGTATTCATATTCTCTGTCTTTGTTATACTGACTCAGGCTGTCCAAATACTTTTTATACTCGGAATCTGACAACGCGGTGAGAATATCCAGTTGCTTTTCCTTGTTCTCAATATCATCAAGATATCTTTCATAGGCATCATCGTACAGTTCGGGAATTATATCGTTAAGCCTTTTGCTGTAATTTTCCCGTGCCTGTGCCGCCGCACTGATTGCATAGCTGGAAGGTATACCTCCCGTAAACGCGGAAATCTCGCCCAGAAGATCTTCCATTGCTCTTTCGCCTTCTCTTGTGTATTGGTCTTTATAATACTTGTAAAGCTCATCCTCAAAAGGATTGTATGAGAAATTTTTCATATCAGAAAGTATGCGGTAAAGATTTTCTGTATCATTTTGATAAGTGTTCTTATACTGAGGTTTTTCCCTGTACAAAAGGGATTCATTGTACCCCATTATATACTTCATTGCCTTATCGTACACATCGTCGTAGGCATAGTGGTCAAGCCCTACGGTTCCGCTCGCTTTTTCAACACGCTTTTTTAGTGTATCAGCAACCTCTGTTTTAGGTGCTTTTGATAACATCTGACTTCTCAGCTCGTTTGAATAATCGGTTGTATCAAGCCAGCCTTTATATTTGTTGGTTTTTTCGTAGCTGAGGTTTTCTTTATCAATTTTCTCATTACGGCTTTGTTCATACTTTGCGGCACTTTCATAGTCTCCGTTTTTTACTGCTTCATTGATTTTCGCCTGATAGTCTGTTTCTTTGTTATAACCCATTGTCCTCCCCCTTGTAAATGTTTGTTTTTCTAAGGTCAATTTCTATAATGTTTGAGCTGTCCAGATGTGTCAGCACATATTCCAGGATTTCCTGGTTTATTCTCAGGTAGTTTTCTATAATACCTATTGCCTCCTGCGGACTTTTTTCAGTAAGTTCTCCGAGATTTGTAAACACAATATCACCTCAGTTCACGCTGAATTCTCTTGTAATGTTTTCCAGTATACTTCTCCCTTTTCCCGAAATTCTCAATGAAAGCTCCTGACAGCTTTTTATGTTGCAGGGTATATTTATATAACGGGTTCTGTCACCATATGTAATGTCTGCGGTCTTCCATTTGCCTTCGTCGCTTCTTAATTCCGTACAGATATAAGCTCCCTCAAAAAGTCTGGCTTTTATACGAAGTCTTGAGTAATTTTTCGTGTTATAATACCCCTCATCAAAAGGACACAACGTTATACTCCATTCTGCTTCATCATCAGCATCTTCCGTCACAAGCTCTAGTCCGTTGTTTTTTAAGCGATAGACACAATCGCCGTAAGATGCATACCCATAAACACCGCCAACACCCGATTTGCACCAGAGTTTTTTCTCAATATCCCAGATAAACTCTTCTCTGCCGTTTTCTGTATCTGCACTGAGATAGTAAAGCTTTCCGTTACTTCCTGCCACAGTATTTTCCAGTTTTATTTTTCCCAGATTGTCACTTATTCTTACAGGTACACCCCCCATAAAGCTGAAAACTCCACCGCTGCCCTTGTATATAATCTGATTTCCTGTACTGCAAAGGCTTCCTGCATCATTTTTCAGTATGCCTGCTCCGAAAGTTTCACTGAGCTGAAAATTTGCAGGTCTGTTTCCAAAAAGCTTGTAGCAGGTATTTTCCTTGAAGAAATAGCAACTGTTTCCGTAAGGTATACAAGCCGTAAAATTACCGGAAGAATTTGATGTTACAGTAAAGCTGTCGGTTGAAATCCCCTTATAGGTATAATAAGCCGTTACATCTCCCAATGCCGATGCATAGATTGTATTTCCCTCTACGCCCCACAGTCTGTTTTCATAACTGCATACCGAAACGAAATCGGGAATAACTCTTTTTACTGTTATGTCTGCTGTTTCCGTCCCCTCCGTAAATATTTCACCTGAAAAAACTATAGTGTTCCCCTTTACGGATTCTATTGTGGCCTTTTTATTGTTCTCGAGCTGGTTTTTACAGCCGGAAATTTCGACTACGTCTTCTTTTTTGAGTTCCGAAAAAATGTTTTCCGACATATTAGACAAGGTCGAAAGCTCCGTTACAAACTCGTATATTTTTTCCTCTTCCAGATAGGTTTTGCTCACAACAGTACGATACTGATTTTTGCGACATTTTTCGTAGAGTATAACGCCCTCACCGATATCCTCCGCGCTCTTCAGGCTAAAATCCGAAAAGCTGATTTTTCCGTCTGATATCTCAACATTTCCATATGTTATCAGCATAGTATTTTGAGGAAAACGGATTGTTTCTTTATTGCTAATAACTTCAAAAGCAGTATTTTGAACGGTGATGCTGTTTAATGAAAAAACTACCTCCAACCCGTTTGTATGACATTCTCCGCTGAGACTTTTAAGAGTCTTTGTTTCCGTATCAAAATAAACTTTATCCGGAAAGACTGCTATGTGTTTTCCCAATACGGCAATCTGTTTTTTGCCGTCGGACAGTTTGCCAACCAGCTTGCGGTTATAATAAAATCCACCGTCAGCTGCTACATATTCATTTTCTCCGAAAACTGCTGCGGAAGGATTTATACACTCAAATATGACTTCTCCCTTTTTTCGTTGTGTTATAAACGGAAATTCGCAATGAGAAATCCCGTGACACTCCAGAATATCTCCCGGAGAATAGTCGCCGGTCTGATTTATTCCGCCAAAATTTATTATACTGCGTCGGTATCTGTTTTCTCTTTTTAACAACGGTAGATGCATCTATCCTGCTCCTTTCACAAAGTATAATCATATCGTGCAGGCATATTATTTCTGATGTAATTTTTTCTGAATTCCGCATAAGCCTGTTCAAAAAGTGCCGCACTTGCGGAATAATTTCCCAACTCACCGCTGAAAAAATCACTCATTGCTATAAGATAAAGCTCGTAAATATTATCATAAGGAGCTTTTACAACAAGCTCTTTTTCACCGTCTTCCGGAAAACGATATGCTTTGAAGTCGTTTTGATTCATTGTCTCACGCATTATTTTTCCGTCAAGTTCGCTGAGCCATCTGCACTTTATTGAGTCGGAAAAAGTATCAGGGTGCAGTTTAAAGGTGTGTTCAATTATCCCGTTTACCGTCACTGCAAACACTCCTTCCATTTTCCGTCACAATAAACATATATACCGTATTTTGTTTGTGGCAGAGCCACAGCAGGAGCCGATTCATAGTCGGTATTTTCAACCTGCAGGGTTTTCGGTAAAACAATAAACGGACGAAAATACATTTTTTCATTTTGCAGTGCTGTGATAAAACTTCCGTCACCTGCTATTGTCTCCACTTTTTTTCCTTCGTTTACCGATGCTGTCATGTACTTTCTCGTTGCGTGAGAATCTTCATGCACTGCCATTCTTTTGCTTTTTTCCGAAAAGTAACTTATGGCGGTAAAATCATTTGCCGACGGCAAAAAACAACGTCTGAAAAATCCATCGCCCGTATCTCCGGGCAAAAGTGCATCCTTTATGCTTTGCGAAAAAAGAGGCAACAATGCTGTTTCGAGAAAAATATCAATATCGCTCAAAGGATATTCTCCACGCTGACTGTAATCATAATAACTCATAAATCCACACAAATTTTTTCTGATAAGTGTAACACTGTCGCTTGCATGATAATCCTTTTTTACGATAATATAGGGCTTTCCGACTCCGTTCTCTTCTATCAGCATAATGTCGCCCTCATTACAATCCTCCAGAGTTTTTAAGCGTTCGCTTTTAATGAGTATACATAAATCTCCTTCTCCGCATACTGTTGGCAGCATAGTTGATACAGAAAGGTTTCTCACTGCCCGTTTATCCAAATCAGTTTCCGCTGCGACAATTATTCCTTCCATATTTCCGCCCGTAAATTTCATACATTTTGCAGTCAGATCCCTTGCATATTCATAAATATCCATACTGACTCCTTTGGGATCATATACCTCCGAAAGCATATCTCCATATCCGTCTTTACCGTCTTCTCCTGCAGGGATGTGGAAAGTAATTATGGGAGCAGCAGGATTTTGGGAGTTTATCTCCACATAAGCAGACTCTCCGGATTTCAGGGTAACGGTACTGCCTACAGAAAAAACGGGAGTAATTCCATCTCTGCCATTATCACCCTTGTCTCCTTTTTCGCCTCTGCTTCCTGTCTCTCCCTTTGCCCCGGTGTCGCCACGATCTCCTTTGTCGCCTTTTATTCTGCCTAAGTTAATGCTACCCATACAAAAGCCCTCCTTTTATATGTTTCTTGTGGCAGCTTCCGTGAAAAATTCTTCGGACTTATTATCCATAAGTCTTGCGGTTTTAACATCCTGTGCCATTGACTGTGCGATTACATCAGCAAACTTTTTCTTGATTTTTACTTTTTTTCCTCGTGCTATAACACAGCTTTCTCCGTTTACCGCCACAAAAACATCATCCTTGTAATCCTTGTTATCGCGAAAAAGTTCAATTTCCACCAATGTGTTTGCATCAACCTTTGTTTCTTTGTTTGTTGCCATAATATTTACTCCTTTCACCCCTCAGCCACTTTTCGGCTGAGGGGGACCATTTTTATTTATTTATTTAGAAACTTGCTGCAGTTTCAATGCGAACCATATAAGGCTCAACGAGTCTTACTGCCGCCTTTGTCGCTTTCCAGCCTGCAGACGCACGCTGATTGAGAGGATCGGCAGTTCCGGCAGAGCCGAGCTGCTTAACGATATGTTGCAGACCGCCGCCTGAAATCTCAGTTGTGCCGTAAGCATTATCACCTATGATAAGGGTTGCGTACACATCAACGCCTTCCTTGCCCTCTCCCTCGAAAATCTTTGCTTCGGAGGTTTCCACAAAACGCACGTTCTCAATCTTGCCGATTTCTCCCTGATAAATGCCCTCGGGATCGGAGTACGTCTTTACATTTATCCACTTTGGATCACTCATAAGATCATAAGAAGTATCAGGATGAATAATACCCACATAGCTGCCGTTTATTGTTTCGGCATTCATCTTCTTAAGATATCTTACCGCTCGTCTTATTGCATCGACGGTAAGGTAATGGTTGCCCACTTCCTTTCCGCCCACAAGCTCGCTGCGGTTTTCTACCTGCCCCTCTGCAAACTGTACATTTGTACCGCCTGCGAGAACCTCTCTGGTAATGGTATCAAGAGTTCTGCCCGCCTGACCTCCGAGGAGCTTTGTAGCCTGAACAAGATTGTTGTCAATAGCTGTAAGCAAAAGAATATCGGAAAGCTCAATAAAGCCACCGTACTGCTTAACCTCTGCAGTTACTGTCTTCATATCAAGTTTCTGCCCGTCAGGTGTTACACCCTCAGTAAGCGGGGTTGTCATCTTGGGAAGGGGGTCATACTTACGAAACTCAATATTCTTACCGTTATTCTTGGGAATCGGTACCTTCTGTCCGAACTGGTCGTGTACCAGCTTGGGCTCCGCCATATCAATAAGATAATCAGAGTAGTAAGTCTTCATTTCTCCTGAAAGACCGCCCTCTCCGGTATAGGGAGCGTTGACTCCCGTATTGGCATTTGTAATGCCTGCTGTCGTGTTGACAATATCGCCTGCAGCAAAGTGCTGCAAATTAAACTTATACATTAATTAATCCTCCATTTTTTGTTTCAATAATTTTCAAAGACTGATTTTTTCGCCCTTTGCAGCTCTCTTCGCAAGTTCCGCCCTTTCTTTTCTGGAAAGCTTGGATGCATTGCCAGAGAGGAGAATGCCTGCAGCACCCTCACTACCGTTTTCAACAGGTCTGTTACCTTTAAGACGAATTGAATCAACAACCTTTTTTTCTGCAGCTTTTGTGTTATTTGCAAGTATTGCATCAATATTTACAACCTCATATGCATTTTTAACACTTACTCCGATTTTGAGAAGTCTTGTGAATTCAGGATTCTTTATTTCCTTTTCAAAGTCAAACTCAGGATAGATCTCCTTGGTTTCTGCTGCCTGTTCTCTCATTTTCTGTGCCACTCCGCGAAGCTTCATAAGCTGAAGCTCATCCTTGTGACGTCTCTTGAGAAAGCTGTTTTCAAGTGCAAGTCTTCTTAAAATTTCTTCCCTGGTTTCTGCGTTTTTCATACTTTCTTCCTTCAAATTTTTCACCTCCCTGAGTCTTTTGCTGATGATTTTCTGCACCTTTTTTGAAAACTGTTCCTTGTACTCGTTTTCAATCAGGGCATCAAATTCTTCGTCCTTGTCTTTTGTGCTTTCGGCGGCAAAGCCTTTCTTTTCGCCCGTTTGCAGATTGCTGACTTCTGCAGTGTTTTCAGCATTTATATTATCTTCTGCCTGCGCGCACTGGGCAGAGATGATATCCGTTTTTTCTTTTTTATCCATATATTTACATCCTTTCATTCTGTGAAAGCTCTCTTATTTTTTCTTCCACGGCTCGTTTTCCATCAAAATCCATTATTTCCAGTGCTGCCAATGCACAGGCGGTATTTTCGGGATTAAAAAAGCCTAACCTGAAAAGTTCCTTTGCAAGCTCATTTTGAGCAAGCCTTGTATACGGACTCTTTTTTTGAGTTTTTACCGCAATATCAAATACCGGTTTGCGGTAGAGGTTATCTCCGTTTTTTACCAGTTTCAGGTTTTTGTTGCTATAATCTGAAAAACTGTATCCTCCGTCTGCCGTTGTTATACGAAAGCACCTTGTCTCCGTATAAAACTGACGAATCAGTTCTATACACAGATAATTTATCGTCGTATATGCTCTGTAAGTCGCCTTGAGCATATCACGGCTCATTTTGTTACCTGCCTCCTGCAGTGCCGCTATAGCAGATGCCGCCGTTACTCCACCGCCGGCATTTCCCCGGTTAAAATCACTGTTGGAGCTCGTTTCCTTTAATTCATTTATTTTCATCTGCAGAATGTTTGTGCAGGCAGGCGGAAGTTGACTGACACCGATGGGGCGTAATCTTTCTTCGTTAATGTCGCCCTCCACATGGACAATTGGTCTTGACCAGTCCAGAAATTCCTGCTCGTTCACTCCTGCTGAAATTTTTGCAAAATACCTTGGCTTTGCCGCCATAAGAGCATTGTCTAAAATAGCATCATTAAGCTTGTCGATATACATTTGCGGATTTTTTGTTACTGCTACAAACCCAAAGCCCACCGGTGTTCCCTCCTCGGGGAAAAGGCTGTCAAGGACTATGGGATATTCTCCGTGATCATACCAGCCTCTATCCTTGTACTCCTCCTCATTTTCAGAGGCAAAAAGAACATTGTCACCTACAAATTTACAATAATGGAGAACTGTCTTTCCGTCGGGATTTCTTAGTTTGTAGTACCAATCCACCACCAGAACCTTGTTTGATACATCTACTGCATCGTCATATATGTACTGTTTTACATCGATTGTGCTGCCGAGGTTCTTTCCGCAGAGAGATGGATATTCACTTTCCAGAATATCAGCATCTTTCAAATCCACGATAAACAGATTTCGGCTTTTTTGTATATCATTCACACCGGGTTCCCAGAAAATATTAAGCAGGTCAATTTTCTTGATCTGAATATCGCCTAAACCATTTTCTGCCTCGCTGTTCCAGAAAACTCCGTAAGCGCAACATCCGTGCTTCAGCTTGTACCACCAGTTGTTTGAATAAATTTCCTCAAAATTGTTATGCTCCATAAGGGCAGGCAAAATCCCGGAAAGAAGTTTTGCCTCTTCTTCGTCATCCTTTGCCCTTGGGAGAACACTTGCATCGGGAAATGAATCCATTGCATCCGCGTGTTTGCTTGTGATTGTGTTAAAAAGCCAAGCACTGACGCTTTTTGTTTTGCCCTTGTCCTGCTCTTTTCCAAAGGTTTCCCAATGGCGTAGTCTCCACCACTGTTCATCCTCGATAATTCTTCCCTCCAGAACCGATTTGGAGTTTTTGTAATCACGTAAAACTCCTGCGGCAACGGAGATTTCCTCTTTTCCTATTTTCCGTCTTAATGATGGGGTTTCTTTCTCTTTAAAAAAATTATTTAATTTCATTCCTTATCCTCTTCCTCCACTTCGGGAAGTATTACTACCCCCGTTTCATTTTCATCTGCTCCGGATATGGCTTTATCACCCAAAACGCCCCTTTTTATTTCCGCAAGGGAATCAAGTGCCTTGATGGCATTGTTCAGTGCCTGCATATCCATTTTTCCGAATATACGCTCTTCTTCTCCGCTGTCAGAGCCGTTCTTCTCTTTGACAATATACCGGTAAAATTGCTTTTTGTCATTTATTGCCTCGTCAAGCACATCTAAAAGTTTGTCGGCAATTTTCATTTCATTATCTGTAGAAGTTGTATTCTCCGTATGTATCCTCCTCCAATGGGTTATATGTTTTTATCTGATTTTCTTTTTGGGGTGGGTTTATGGGGTTCGCCATTGCAATATATCTTGTCTCGTCATAGATATGGTCTTCCTGGGTTGTGTCAATGTCCTCCACATCAATCTGGCTGTATACCAAAGACGGAATTGTCCTTATAAAATGCTTGCAGGTGCTAAAAATATAAAGCATTGGTATCCCGTTTTCATCAAAAGCAAGTCTGTTATGAATCTGCATCTTTCCTGCAACACGAGTGTTATCAGCCTTTTCAAAAAATACTCCCTGTCTTTCCATCATTACGGCAACGCTTTCGCCCCTGCTCTCGTCAAAAATTGACGGATCGGCAATGCCGTATATATATTTTCCTTTAAGATTTATGTCTTCATTTTCAATGCTTTTAATTTTTTTTGCAATTTCTGCCGGTTCCCACCGTACACCCTCATTTGGAGTACCGGTACAACCGTACAGTTCCCGTATGCGGTAAAGCCTGCCGTCGTGATCTACACCGTACCACCCCACAGAAAAAGGACGGGAATAACCAAAGTCAAACCCACGGTATATTTTCCACGAGTGGGGAATTTTAAAAGGAGGTATTACATGGGTATTCTTTCGCGTGGAATATCCGTCGGGATTGTTTCTCCATTCCATAAATACCTGCCCTGAAAAGCTGTCCCAATCCCCATACAATAATGCCCGCTTTTCATTTTCCGGAAGAGATGCAAGTCGTGTTATGTACTCCGGATCATTTTCCATAAGGATTTTGTTGTCAAATATACTTGACGGAACAAAAACTCTGCTCTGTCGCCTGATTTCACTCTTCCCGTCGGGGAATATAATTTTCACATCCTCGTAAATGGGTGTCATAGGCGGAGCAGGAGAAATAAATCTCTCCTTTACCCAACCGTGACCGATACCACCCGGATTTGCCTGAGCGCGGATATAGCATCTTGTCCCGGGACCGTTGGGACGGTTTCTGGAGAACAGATAGCTGTACTCGTCCCATGTAAAATGTGTAAGCTCGTCAAAGTCAATAAAGTCGTATCTTTTTCCCTGATAGTTTGTCCTGTCCTTGGTGTGTTGCATTGCTCCGAAATAGATTTTGGCACCGCTTGGGAATGTCCATGAATGCTTCTGGTCGTTGTATTTCGCCTCGGGAAATGCAGGCAGGTATATTTCCCTGCTTCTGTCAACCATTTCAGAAAGCTGCGGATATGTTTTGCGAAGGATAAGTCCCCTGTAATGGGGAATATGCACCTGACGAAGTGCCTCGGCTATTGCGCAGTCGCTTTTTCCTCCCCCTGCAGCACCGCCGTAGAGAGCCTCGTGTTCTCTGCGTTTCATAAATTCTCTCTGTCTGGGTTGCGGTGTCCAGATTATGTTCATTCTTCTATAATCTCCAGAAGGTAATTTCCGTCACCGTCAACCTTTGCCCTCAGATGAAATTTTCCCAAGACTTCCCGTACTTTCTTTTTGGATATTTTTATAGATTTTTCAGCCTCTTTTACCATAAGTACAAGGTTTGCCGCTGCACAGTCGAGAAGCTCGTGCATAGCCTCTATTTCATCTGTTTTAGACTTTATCTCCTTTTTCAGGCTATCAATTTTCTTATTTCGTCGGTCAATTTCCTTTTCGTAATCCATTACTTTTCGTCCTTTCTGAAATAGTAGTTTTCAAGGCAGTGTGCGATGGGACACTTGCGCCAGTTAAAACTGTTTGCACAGTAGCCCAGCACATATTCACTCCTTGCATCTGTATCGGGGAATTTCAATGTTCCCCCCTCGCAATAGAGTTTAAGATAGCTGTCCCTTTTGTAGAATGGACATTGCATCATCATCGGCATACTGATTCACTCTCCTTTTGATATTTCATTGCCATATACTTTCCGTAACTCATTCCGGCTTTCTGGGCTTCCTCCTGAATAGAAGTCAAATCATCATATGGCAACGACTTGTATTTGCTGTACGGCGCATAACCGCACTTGTAGCGTGAACGGCAGAAGTCACTGCACACGCGTCTTCTTAAAGAAAGTTCGGGGATTCTCCTACCGCATACTATACAAAATTTTCCGTAATACTTCAT